TAACAATGCAAGAACAATCCAAAGACTATATAAAAGTTTTTTCATTTTTCTCCTTACTGTGATTATATTCCAAACACACTGTTTTGATCATGATCTATATCAACTCTCCAATCTTCCAAAGGAGGATCATATTCTAAATCCGCATATTCATCCTCTGAGTTCTCAAAGGAGGGAGGCTCGAAGTACCTGTCACCCACCTCAAGCATTTCAACTATGTAGGCAAAGGCATCCATAATATCCCACAGTCGAGATCGAGGGAAGCTCATCAACTGGGCTTCGAGTCCTCCACAACAAGCCTCATTATGAAACACATATCCTTGTCGATAGTAAGGAACAAGCTGAGCAATTCGCTCTTCCTTCTTCGCACGTGCTTTAAGCCAGATAGGTTCAGCAAAAGGCAAACCACGTTTTATGAGTTCGTTTTTAATAGGCTGACGAATGAACTCATTTAAAGAAGTCTCTTCGACACCTATGGCAGTTGCTCCAAGTCTAGTAGCCATATCGAACATTTCGTTGTAAAGCTCGTCAGGATACAAACGAGCAGAAACAACGTCTCTAACGTAAAGCCTTGCGCTAGCACGATCTATTCCAACACCTACGATTGCACTCTCGGCCGAATGTAGTTTGACCGTTTTAGCAGGATCAACCAGAATAACATTCTCAAGATTCTTTTTAGCACTTTGAAACTCTGCGTCGGTTTCGTTATATCTTTTAAAATAATCTTGTTTAAATGTCGCATCCTCAGTTGCCACAGGAATGTTTCTATACTCACGATAAAATAAGTCAAGCTGACCACGTCTTTTATGTGTCTCGTAGAGTTTGCCTACAGCTTCGTCTGATATAAACTCAGGCCAGTTAGAATGAAGCTCATCATCACATATAGAAAGCTGAATCGAATACCACTCAGGGTCTTCGAGTAAATGAACCAATAAAGAATCTTCGTGCAAGACAGTTCCTACAATGACTATCTTCCAATCCTTACTTGATCTATCAATAGAGTTACATACATCTGAATACCACCATTCTAACAAGGAAGCTCTAATTTCTTCATTCTTGACTTCGTCTGACTTCTCCATATCATCTGCGATGATTAAGTCAGGCCGATAAGCATCAAATAAAATTCCTCGAATCTGCTGTCCAGCACCACGAGGCATAACCATTGTGCCCGTTGAAGTAGTCCATTGTTCCTTAGAAAACGAATCAGTCTTCATTGGCCCGAAAAGTTCTTTAACAACCCTATTGGTTGTGAGTTCTCTTTTTAAATTCTCTCCATCCATTACAGCTTTCGTAGCCGTTGCGCTGATAGGAACTATAAATTTTTTTTCTCTAAAAAGAATTCTTTTAGCAGGATAAGCAATAGTATTTATTGTTGTCTTCCCAAAACCACGAGGAGCAGCAATCACAACTTGTTGCAAAGAATCATCATCCAAAACCTTGAATATCTCATCGTGAATGGCTGAGAATGGAAGTCTAAAGCGCTCAGGAAACAGAGCCTTAGCAGCAATCTTAGAGCTAAGAGCACTTTCTTCCAAAAGGAGTTGAATATCTGGATTGTTTTTTAACACTATTGTGTTACTCCATATCTAATGGTTAAAGGTCCTGAATAACTATCCACATTTGAATCATCAGTATCATCACCACTATTCGCATCTCCATCTCTGGCTACTCGTATAACCCACAAATTACCAGCAGTTAAATGATCTTTCCAACTGGTAAGTGTTCCGGATGCCGTTTCTACATCTCCATCAGCCCCACTACCATCTTTTGTATAAGCCAATAATATTTCATCAGTCACTGTTCCAGTATAGTCAGCGGAATCAGCTACAGTATCATGTGAGATTGCATACACATGATCGTCAGTATCAGCCCCGCCAAGACGAAACTTAAAACTTGCAGTAAGGGCAACAGCTATATCAAGGTCAGTAGGTACAATAAGCCTATATTCACAATAGTTAGTAGCTTTATCAATTTCATCAGCAAATTTAACCTGCCCATAATACTCATTAGTAGCCGTGGTGTCCATGTTTGCTTCAACACCAGACCCTGCAAGATGAGGATTGATAAGCTGAATATAACCAAACATTTTAAGAACATTGTCGCCAGCATCGAAAGTACTATTCGTTATAACTCCGGCCGTACTTATGTCTATTCCATCACTCGCAACACTGAAATTATCCCCACCATCACCAAGAGTTACTACTCCATCTATATCAAGTAAGCCAGTTACATTAACATCTCCCTCAAAATAACCTGCCCAATTAGTATCTGCGCCACTCGCCGCAGCACGAATACCATAAGCAGTTGACGTTCCTGCGGTATCACCAGTCGCAGCAAAATAACCACCAGTTGCAGTCTTTGTGCTTGCAGCGTCTGTACTACCAGTGCTTTGAGCCTGAACATTTATGCCTGTGAGAGTTACTCCATCTGTGCTTGTATCCGCGCCAGATTTTGTTACAGAAATCTCTGCTCCATAATAGTTTAGATTATCTGTCGTAACAACTGCTGAGTTAGTCAAATCAACATACAAAGCAGTATTTGCTTGGCCAGCAGTAGCCTCGTTCTCAAGCTCAATCTTAGCACCAACAACCCCAGTTGTTACAGTATCAACAAGAAGTCTTAAAACCCCATCAGTATTTGTCGTTGGAGAAGCATCAATAGAAACTTCCTCAGCAGGTTCAAGTCTTAGTTCAATGTTACCTTGGTCTGAGAATATACTATAATTAACATCAGCTCCCCTTGCGGATGAAGTAATTCCATAAGCTGTCGAATCTCCTGCGGTATCACCAACCGCTTGGACTTCCAAGCCATAAGTATTTTTAGTTCCAGCATCAGTCGAACCAGTGTTCGTAGCATTGAATTCTGCTCCATAAACACTTGTTGTATCTGCATTAGTATCAGCACCAGATTTCTCTACCCAGGTTCGTTCACCATATAGACTTTGTGCTGTTCCAGTCACAACAACGTCATTGGTAATAGTGTTATATTGGCCATAGACAGTATGACCGGTTGTGGAAGTATCTGTTAAGGTATTATTGATGGTTTTATAGGAGTTAGTATCAGTCGTCTCATTAATTACTATACCTTCAGTATTTAAGGTCGCTGCTTCAATTTTGCCAGGATATGTTATTGTGCCTAATGAAGTATTGTTAGCAGATAAACAATTTCTAGCACTCATTGTAGCACCAGCAGCTTGATAGAAGTCATAATCTCCTGCATCTAAGTAGCAGAACTCAGCATATGCAATGGCGTTAGCTCCGGCGAGGGATGAAATGCCTGCACTAAAAACTCCTCCAGTTGTAACTCCATGAGAATTATATATATACATGCTACAATCGCTAGTAGCACTATCGTCTTCAACTCGATAGGCTATACTAGTTCCACCACCAGCACCTGTTAGAGTAGCATGAACTTGATGAACATGAACTATTGTTGCAGCTTCAGCAGTAGCTTCATTCTGAGCATAAACACCAAAAGCATCATTGTTTGTTGATGTAGCTTCTATTTCGACATTTTGTACATCACCATTAGAATCAACAAAGCATAATGCGTGTTGCGCTCCAGCATGGCTATTTAGTACAATATCTACATCATGTATAAAGATATTATCTAAGACAGCACCAGCAACTCCAGTCGTATAAATAGCATGAGTTGCACTTGCTGTTATGTCTATTCCGAGATTTTCAATTTCGACATCACTTGATGTAATATGAAAGACATTCTTGCTATCTGTCGCAGTCTGTATAATAGTTCCTTTATATCCTTGGCCTCTGATAGTAATTGCTTTTGTAACATCAATATCGTCAGTTACGGTGTAGGTTCCAGCACATAGAATGAGTGTATCACCAGCAGTAGCAGCGGTAACGTAAGTTTCTATATCATCACCACAAGGCACCCATGTCACATTTCCATCAGCCCATTCTATGTCGCTGGTAAAAGTTGGAGAGTCAGATGGAGCACCAACACCAAGAATATCAATAGAAACAACTCCGCCTCCGTCATTAGTCATTGTACCATCTGTGAATTGTATAGTGTTTGTCCCAGTAACAGAAGGAACTCCATCCTCTTCTTCAATGGTTAAAGGAATTGGTCCTAAGCCTGTTCCACCAAACGTAGCTGCATACGCAGAAGTAGCAAAGAACAACAAAGCAAATAAGATAATTAAAATTCTATTTTTCATTTAAAACTCCGTCGTTACGTGCATGACAGGAACACTTTGAACCGCATCACTAATGAATTGGAAGGTTCTGATTGCTCTAGGACTATCCAACCTTAAGGATTGGCCGGCGTAAAGAATATGGCCAACAGCATCAGTAGGAACAATCTCATCCACATCACCAAGAGTAAAACGAATATTAGCATCCTCAATAGTTATCAAGACTCCTACTGCGTTTCTTTCATCAAGAACTATCGTAACACCAGCGTCTTCTAAGGTCTGAGCTTCGTCAGAAGAAGTGACTGTGACAGTTGGCTCAGGCGATCCTTTGACCGCCATTATAGGCGAAATAGGCATTTTGTCCTCCTGTGTTTATAAATCAAACACACTAATTATACATCAGCAAGTTCTGAAGGATCAAGGTTTACGACTGTATCGTAAGCAGCTTTGAGAGCCTTCATAATTTCGACGTTTGTTAAACCACGCCTTCGGAGTTCCTGAACAATAGAAACAACGACCAATTTCAAGGCTTCAGCAGCCACAGCTTCGGTTATCATAATGAACCTCCTAAAGCAATTAATTTACTTATAAGTTCACCTATTTGAACATCCATATCAGCAGGTGGAACCTGCTCATTTAGAATATAGGCGTTATAGAGTTTTAACATCGGCCAGACCTGAATAAGAATACTCTTCTTGGTTCGAAGAACTTCTTTTTGACCTTCAGTCAAGTCAGTCCTTGCAACTTGGATTTGATAATCCTTATATTGATAGATATATTGATCCATAAAGGCTAAGCCAACCTTTTCCTTGGTTAGTTGATTAGCTGCACAACCAAAACCTAGAATAAGAATTAAGATCAATAAATAAGAAAGTCTTAATTTTCTCATTTCGTATCCTCCGGTTTTATTCCTTCCTTTGCTTTGCCTCTCGCAACACTATATCCAAAGGCACTAACACCACTAATTATAGCACCAACAATCTGAGACACAGATCCAACTACTGCATCTGATTGCTCAGGAGTAAATACTCCGAACAAGGCCAATAATGCTACAAGCTGTGGTAAGACTAATGCCAACCAAAACTCAGTCGTTCTATACCCTGGTTTAGTTTCCATAATTTTCTCCCTCTATTTAAAGTTGTTAAATTTTCTTTGCACTTCTGTTAAATCCCTCTTCAGACGCCTATAATAATCCTTTACATCAACAGGTGCTTTTGAAAAATTCTCATTATAACGATCTTCAATTTTCCAAATCATCTCTTGAATATAATGGATTCTATCATCAAGAATCTTTTGTTCCAATCGCATCTCAATAGACGATACATGTAAACATTTAGCATAACGTCTATCAACTGAAGCACCGACGCCTGCTATAGCAAAAATAGCTAATACAATTCCAAGGATTACACTTAATTTTTTAAGCATAGAAAACTCCAATTTAAACTTCAACTTCATTAACCTCCCCCGAAATTTCAATAGCTCCACGAGCTTCTTTAGCTCGATTCTTAATATCTTCTATTTCTTGCCCTGTCAAATGAGCACTCAGAAATTCACCTTGGATTTTTCTAACAGGAGAATAACCAGCTCTATCAAGCCAATCTTTTGCTACATTTACTCGGAGACCTATAGGAGCATTATCATCATTGTTTTCTAAGACGTCCTCCATTACCTTCAAAGCCTGAGGAGCCTTATTGCGGATTTCAATAGCAAGGTCTAAAGTCTCAGAGTCTCGTGCTCCTTCCATAATTGCGATTTGGTCTTGGACGATTTTGGAGTTCCGAGTGTAAGAAACCATAGCTTCAGTAACCCCAAGTTCTTTCGCAATAACAGAACCTTTTTGTCCTAAGACAAGTCGCCGCATTACTTCATGATGAGTCTCCCAAATTTCAGCCACTTCAAATGTTTTTCTTTCGCCGGGAACAGTATTTCTACGCCCGTCTCCTACGCGAGAACCATCGAAGTATTTTTCTCTTGAATTATCTGACATTGAGACTCCCGGAGCTAAATAGATTAAACCAGGCTACTGGTTTCATACCCTTACAATTATTTGAGCCAAACAACTCTGATGCTCTAATTACATCCTTATACATATATCCATTGTCAAGACAATAGAAATCATTCTCTTTATATTTATATCCTGCCATCATGTGACCCTCAGTGCTTTTGTCAGCACAAATAACTCCCATGATCTTATCATCAGGCAGGTTTGCTTCTCTCATCAACCACATCTTATAAATAGCATAACCATCACAGTCGGCTTTCTTACGTTCTTGAACTTGTTTGGCAGTCTCCCAGAAGTCTCTCTTTTTATATCCTATTAGATCACTCTCATAGGAAACACTCAAATTCACCAACTCGTTGATTTTCTTAAGCTGCGCAATGTCTTCTTTGCCTTTGTGCAGACTATAATCATCCATCAGAATGAGTTCTCTGATTTGCCAGCCGACTATCTTGGTTTCATAGCCTGTCCAATCCTTTCTATAGACAAAGGTAAGTTTAGCCTTTGGAGGATTAAGCCATGATAAGAATTTATGCCAGAAGATCATTTTTCCATATATCCAAAATTTTATTGTATCCTACATGAATATGTTTTTTTTCTTTCTCATAATTAACGTAGTAATCAAGACCAAGTCTTTTCTTGAGTTTCTTTTCGACTGTCTCAGCAACGCCTGGTTTGAAATACTTTGTTCTGAAGTCTAACGCACACCCAAATGGATGTAGACTACCATCCCCATGTTCGCCTTCTAAACCAGAGGTTATTACGCATTTCTGGCCATATTCTTGCCATACCCTTCCTGCCTCAACCTTGACTTTCCGCATAGCAGGATGAAGGGGCCAGGCTATAACACCTTTTTTATTTTTCATCCCTAGGTCCTTCAAAGCTAATATCGCAGATTGACATATCCTTATTAGTGCCACCGCCTATAATATGATAACCCATTTTTTTAAGGGTATCCTCAATTTTATGTCGTTTAGCTGGTATAATAGCCGGTTTAATTCTTAGAATATAATCCATTTCAAAACCATCTTATTATTATGAGACATAATATCATAATTAGGGCTGTTTGTCAAGGTATTTTTTGCCATTAATAACCACCCAAATGTGGCCGACATACACCTGCGGACCAATATTTTAGAATTTGAATTATCATTACTGTGATTGAATTTCAAACACACTACGAGAACCACATTCATAATTCCTTCTTTTTGGTTTGCTTTGCAAACCTTGTTTTGCCTTCTCAGAATTGTGGCTACTAAGCTTAGGCGTTTCTGAAACTCATAATTTTCCTGAAGGCGTCAACATACGTGAAGATGTGGGCCAACTCCCCCATGCGATTTTGTGAGGATCAAATGCGATTTTGCTTGACAAATGATTATAATGTGGTATGGTTTAGACAATTGAATAAAGCATATTGCTCATTGATAATTGAATATAGACCTGAATATATCCATTGTAATTGGCCGTGAAAGGTAGGCTAAAACCATGAACGCAATTACATTTAAAGAGAATACAACGATAGTTGAAGCAAAGGATAGGGTTAATAAGGTTGATAGGAAATATGACGTCGACGACGACATCGTGACGATATATCATACAACCGAACTCAAGGATACTACGAAGGTGTGGTTATCCACACGTATTGGTCTGGGTAACTATTTGGATGCCGAAGGCAAGCCCACACCTGAGGGCATGTTCGTCATGGCCGGAGCATTATTGATTAATCCTATTAGGTCGGAGAAAACCGAGGGATTGAAAAGCCAGAACTTTGAGCATATCGACCCAAATTATGTGTGGAGACCAGAACCTAACAAAGCCAAGACACCTAAGACGCCGAGAGAGAAGTTGCTGCTTGCATTAATGGCGCAAGGTTATGATGTTGCGACGGCTACATTAATGGCGGATAATTTAAAACAACTTGAAGACATTGTCAAGGCAGAAGTATAATACATTTCTAAACATTCTAAATGCGGTCAATTATAATGGATATATTCACAAAGCAATCATTTAATTTAATGGGGGAAGTTATGA